TCTGGTTCTCTGGTGATCTGTTCGGCTCTGGTATCTGGCCTCGGCTCTGGTTGGTTGGGTCTCTGGTTGGCCTTGTCTGGTTGTCTGGTTGCTTAATAGATAGTGAATAGATATAGGGGGATTACCGCGCCGGAATACTAGTAACCGCTAACCGCTTGCCTACACATCATAGACATTACGCCCCATAACTGTCTAACCCTCTACCATACGGCTAGACTTAGACGGGAAACACGACCCCCCTATGCTTAATCTTTTGCACGGGTGGTATATATACCCCAACAAAATATATTTCCTAAAGTGAGATCCCATAATATAGCTCTGACCTGCGGTTATAGTATGTGTGATACAAGTCACATTCTAAAAACGAGAATTGACGTTCGTTTCCTGCCTTATATATAGTAAGGGGCTTTAATAGGAAAGGCCCTGAGTAGATACGGTATGGCCTCTAGCGAGGCCCCTAGGCCGAGTTAAGTCTTACCCCTCAGTTCGCTGTAGCTCCCTCGGGCGCTAAGCCCGAACTGCCCAGTATTTTTAGTGGGGATAGATCTATTTACTAGTAGAAAATCATTCGACCTAGTATAAATGAAATCTGATTCCGGCCCGATTACGGCCTAGTCTGTGGAGGACTACTATGAGAACTCGTGAACAAAAACTTGAGTACAGCAAGAAATACTACAAAGAACACCAAGGCTTACAGCTTCTTAAATCTAAAGAAAAACGGCTAGCAGATCGTCGCCAAATCGCGGCGGCAATTCTTGCCTATGAAATCTTAATGAAGCAGGAGTCCAATGGCTGACAATAGTGCAGACATAGCCAAGAGAATCATCCTTGGCTGTGTAGCCGAAGGTATGACCATTGAAGCCGCCTGTACCTCGGCCGGCAAATCAATGAAGACCTACGAGTACTATCGCAGAACTGACAAGATTTTTACAGACAAGGTTGATAGAACACGCCTTGGTCTAAAGGACAAGTCCTTTGCAGCTTCCGATGTACACGACCTGAGCTTTCCAGAGTTTCGCCAGAAGTACCTACACTCCCGCACTTTCCCACACCAGCAGAATCTAATAGATGTGATCGAAGGCCGCGAACCTGGCTGGCTACATCCTTCTATGAAGTTTGAAAAGGGTCTGGCTAATAACAGAATCCTTCTTAACATTCCGCCCAACCACGCCAAGTCTATGACTGTGACCATTGATTACGTCACTTGGCAGGTTTGTCAGAACCCTAACTTTAGAGTACTCATCGTATCTCAGACGCAGCAGTTAGCTGCAGACTTTCTCTACGCCATCAAGCAACGCCTGACTCATCCAAATTATGAAGCACTCCAACAGGCTTACGCTGCTGGCGTAGGGTTTAACTCTAAGTCAGCCTCGTGGCAGGCTACCCGTGTCACCTTTGGTGATGAGCTTCGTGAGTCATCTGAAAAGGACCCGAACATCGAAGCCGTTGGTATCGGCGGTCAGATCTACGGTAAGCGTGCCGATATGATTATTGTAGATGACGCAGTAACCTTAAAGAACGCTAACGAGTTTGAGAAGCAGATTAGATGGCTTACCCAGGATGTGCGCTCTCGTTTGAACCCTACTGGTAAATTGATTATTATTGGTACGCGAGTCTCAGCAGTAGATTTATACAAGGAGCTACGCTCCGAAGACCGCTACCCTGGTGGGCTAGTGCCTTGGACTTACCTTGCAATGCCAGCTCTGCTTTCTACAGACAATGACCCCGACAAGTGGGAAACCCTCTGGCCAGCAAGTGATGCTCCCTTTGATGGTCAGATGGAATCTGATAAAGATGAAGACGGCCTCTATCCTAGATGGAATGGTCGCAACCTTTACAACGAACGCCAAGCTATGGATGCAAGCACCTGGGCTTTGGTCTATCAACAACAAGATATCTCAGATGATGCCATCTTTGACCCAGTATGTGTGCGAGGCTCTATTGATGGTATGCGTAAAGCAGGTCGCTTGGTTCCTGGTAACCCAGGCCATCCGCGTGATGTCAACGGCTTTTCTTTTATTTGTGGTCTTGATCCCGCTATGGTTGGTGATACAGCCGTCGTTTGTTACGCTGTTGATAGGGCTACACATAAACGCTATATCGTTGATGCTATTAAAATTACTAGGCCAACGCCTGCTGCAATCCGTCAGCTAATCTTTGACTGGACTACCCTCTACTCACCCAGTGAGTGGATTGTAGAGAAGAACGCATTTCAATCTTTCTTAACTCAGGATGAAGGTATCCGTGCAAACTTGGCTAGCCGAGGAGTGCTACTGCGGGAACACCATACTGGAACCAATAAGTGGGACTCAGGCTTTGGTGTTGCATCAATGTCAACTTTGTTCGGCACCAAGCAATTCGATGGAAAGCACCACCGCGATAACCTTATTCACTTACCTTCAGATCAAACTGAAAACGTTAAGGCGCTTATTGAGCAATTGATTACGTGGTCACCTAGTACTAAAGGTAAGACCGATATGGTAATGGCTCTGTGGTTCTGTGAGATTAGAGCACGTGAGATGCTCAACCAAGGTATGCACAAGACCCACCATATGAAAAACCCTTTCCTATCTCGACAAGAAATAGGCAAACGAACAGTTATCAACATAGATGAACTGCTCGCAGAGAAAGACCGCACATTCATCTAAGGAGACTGTAATGGCTACTAATAAAGGCGCAAAAGGAAAACCTGAAACTTACAAAGAACCTAAAAAGGGTTCAGGCAAACCTAAATATCAAAACGTTATTAAAGAAGCACGTGTCAATACTAAGAAGGTTACAACAACACGTCTTGCTGGAAAGACTCTTACTAAAGCAGAGGCTAAAGCAAAAGCAAATAAATCTCCTAACCTTGCAAAAGAAATTGATCGTGAGAATAAAGTACGCAAAGGTGTACGCACACAAAAGCCTTCAACACCAAAAGTCCCTGTAAAGGTACGTGGTGGTTCAAGTATGCGTGGCGGTATTGGTTCATTTGGCAGTGGCAGCGGTCTTCGCGGCTCAGTAAACAAGTAGGAGATACAATGGCACAAATGAAAAAGCCTGTAGTCAAGGCAACAACTAAGCCAAAGGCACCTGTAAAAAAGAAGGTGCTAGTAATGCCAAATAAAATTTCTCCATCCAAGATGACACCTGCACAAAAGGCTCGTTACCTAAAGAACCCAGAACGCTACGACGGTTAAGGACCCCCATTGTTATCAGTCAAAGAAGTTGACGCTAAGCTAGCACGCTTACGTACGCGCTCATCAGCGCGAGATCAACGTATGCGTGATGTGCTCTCGGTGCGTCAGGGAGATATCTCTAAGGTATACCCAGCAATGTTTTCAGAGGAATACCCAAAGCCTCTGGTTGCAAACTTCATTGACGTAGCAGCACGTGACTTAGCCGAAGCAATGGCACCGTTGCCATCTCTTAATTGCTCAGCAACTAATATGGTTTCAGATGCAGCACGCAAGGCAGCAGATACTAGAACTCGTATTGCAAACTTTTATGTAACAAACTCTGACCTACAACTGCAGATGTATACAGCAGCAGACTGGTATAACACCTATGGTCTTGGTATCGGTATGGTTGAGATGGATTACGATGACAACAATCCTCGTATCCGTATGCTCAACCCATTTGGTACCTACCCAGAGTTAGATCGTTATGGTCGCGTCTTATCTGTTACTCAGGTCATCGTTACCGATGCAGAGACGTTAGGCGCTCAGTACCCAGAGTTTTACGATTTAATCTTAGGTCGAAACCAGTATGGCCTTTCTTCTCCTTATATCTCAATGGTCAAGTATCACGACAAAGAACAAGACCTGCTCTACTTACCAGAGCGCAAGAACTTAGTCTTATCACGCACACCTAACATCTTAGGTAAACCAATGGCATCTGTCATTATGCGTGCCTCCCTTGATGGTGAAGCACGTGGACAGTTTGATGATGTTCTATCAGTTCAGCTTGCCCGTGCTCGCTTTGCAATCTTGCAGATTCAAGCCGCAGAGAAATCTATCCAAGCACCTATTGCTATTCCACAAGATGTGCAAGAGTTGGCTCTCGGACCAGATTCCATTATGCGCTCTGCTAATCCACAAGGTATTCGCCGTGTTGCATTAGACCTACCACCTGGCATCTTTGCAGAATCTGGTGTTCTAGAGCGTGAACTACGCCTTGGTGCTCGTTATCCTGAATCTCGTTCAGGTAACATTGACGCATCAGTTGTTACAGGTCGTGGTGTACAAGCCCTACAAGCAGGCTTTGATACACAGATCAAGGCAGCGCAAGCACAATTTGCTCGTATGTTCCAAGAACTTATCTCAGTATGCTTTGAAGCAGATGAGAAAGTATTTGGTGGTATTCCAAAGACCATCAAGGGAACAGATGATGGAACACCTTACGTTCTCAAGTACACACCATCTCGTGACATCAAGGGTGAGTACGGCGTAGATGTACGCTACGGAATTATGTCTGGTATGGACCCTAACCGTGCCATCATTGCTTTACTACAAATGCGTTCAGACAAGCTCGTATCTCGTGACTATGTACGTCGTGAGATTCCAATGGACTTAAATGTTACGCAGGAGGAACAACGTGTTGATATCGAAGAAATGCGCGATTCTCTGCGGGTGGCTGTTGCTCAGTATGCTCAAGCAATTCCAGCCCTTGCAGCGCAAGGCCAAGACCCTAGTGAGATTATCTCACGTATCGCATCTGTTATCCAAGGTCGTCAAAAGGGACAGTCATTAGAATCAGTTATTGAAAAAGCATTTACACCAGAACCACCTCCAGCCCAGCAGATGCCACCTATGGCACCAGGTATGGAGCAACAGCTTCCAGCAGCAGGTGCGGCCCCCGCTCCTGCCTCGCAGCAACCTCCACAAGAACAAGCTGGTCAGGCCCCTGCTGCTGGTCAAAAACCCGATATAGCCCAACTACTAGCTGGTATCACCGGCGCAGCATAATCAGAGGAGGTGTAATATGAACAAAGGATCACGTGCAGCAGCTCCAATGGCTAAGCCAAAGGAAGGCAAGATGGACAACTCCAAGCCAGCAGGCGGCAAAGTAATGCCATCAATGATGCCAGCAGGACGCAAGGGAAACAAAGTCAAAAAGGGATAATAACTTTTTAATGGAAGGTGTACTGAGCGATGAAAGATAATGACTACGTTCCTCGCCCAGTGCGCTTTCTTGACTTAGTTGTTGTAGGCGTAGGCTTTATACACAACATTGCATCATCTGTTGAAACATTAACAGGTGAGCTAATGGAGTTAGCAATTTATCATTCAAATCATCTTACTCAAACCAATAGGGCTTGGGAAGATATGACAGCAGATTTAGAAAGTTTAGAGGAGGACAAATGACAACTGCACCGATGAACCCAAAAGCAGGCGTATCAGGTCCAGGTAAGTATTCAGT